CGCTCGCCGCGCTTGGCCGCGCCTCGGCTTCGACCTCGGTGGCCTTTGCCGCTGCCTTGATGATTTCCAGCGCGTTGCGGTAAAAATGCAATGCCTGGGACATTTCAAACGGTGTCCGGTCGCGGTGTCCCGTCATTTCGGCAACGGCCAGCGCCGTGGCGGTTGTCTGTTGCAGCGCCACGCAGCCGGACGCGCCGTCACAATACAGGCAATGGTCGCCGGGCGTGGCAATCGGATCCGGCTTGTAACACTCCTCTGCCCGCTCGATGATCCATTCGGCCTTGGCGCGGATTTGATCGGGCGTCCAGTCGATCCAACGGCGCGGGCCGTCTTGGTGAAAGCCGCGCGGCTGGTAAATCTCGGTGCGGATGATCTGCACTGTCGGGTGCATCAATAGTAGCGCAGCCGCATAGATGATCAATTGCGGGCTGTCTGGTGCCACCAGTCTGAAGCCATATTTCAGATCGCGCACGGTCAGCACACCATCCGCCAGCGTTGCGCAATCGGGCGTCCCGTATATTTTCTCCGATAATCCTACATGCTGTTCCACCCACATTTCACCGCCATCCGCGCGGCAGATGTCGGCATATTCTTGCATGTGGTCGATCATGTCGGCGTCAACTTCCCACCCGTTTTCGTGTATCATCCCGACTACCACGGGCTGGTCAGTCAGCAACAACTCGGCCACCCATGCCGCGCAGGTGCCTTCCCGCGCGGCGTCACTGGTCGGTTGCGGTCCGGCGCGGCTGGCAAACAATGGCGCGGCGGAGCATTTCGTCCAGCGGTGTGCGGCGCTGGGGCGTGTTTCAATTGTCATGACTTGGCCGCCAGTGCTGCGGTGGCGCGGACTGATATCATGGCATCTGCAATATCAAAAGCCTCACGCGCTACCATTTGACTCCATGTTTCACATTCATTGCCTGGACTGGTTTCGGTGCACTCTTCGTAAACCGCTGGCAGCACTTGCCCGGCAAAGTAATCGCGCAAGGTCATGCCTGGTTCCCAGTGGTCTATTGGGACCGGATAAGCTGGCCCGCCTGTGTTGATCTTGTCAGTCATAATTTAATCTCCCATTCATATGTGAAGGGCGGGCTGCAACAGCCCGCCTTGTGTGGCTCATGCGCTCATTTCGTTTTCCACATGCGCACTCCGTCAATTCCGTTTTCAGTGACATACGCGATGACATAATCCTCACCATACTCTTTGCGTCGATTGGCTCTTGCGCCCATCATTCTCCTGCGACAAGCCTTCTGGTCTTCACTACCATGGGGTGATTGAAAGAAACTGTCACCTATACCCATTTCAAGCCACGGGTATTTAGTGTTACCCCACGATTCAGACTCTTCGGGGATAGGGATATTCTTTTCTACCGTTACGATTGCAGCCATTGTCGTGTCTCCAATTGCATGTAAAAGGCGGGCCGCAACAGCCCGCCCTGTGTGGTTCAGGCGCTCATGGCATGGCGGACGCATCCGTCATGGTCGTCGCCGTTGTCTACAGCGTCCATGTATGCTGACAGCCGGGCGATGCTGGTCTGGTTGGTTTCCAGATCGTCATAGCCAATAGACAGGGCTGCATAGATCGCCTCATATTCAACGGGCAGGCCGTCAGGGTCCGCCATCTTTGCCATGAACCGTTCCGCCATCGTCTTGTAGTCAATCGGGGCGGGCGGTGTTGCCGGGGCGGCGCTGGCCGGGTTCGGCATAGGCATGCCCTGCGGTGAGGGTGCCGGTGTGGGCATCGCGGCTGGTGCGGCCTGTGCCGTAGCGGCGGCAACCGCAGCCTCATAGGCTTCTTTTGCGCCGCGCTTGGCCCGATATGATCCGTCAGCGTTAAAGCTGGGCGGCGTGCTGTGGATCGTGGTGTCGTGGACCATGCCATGGCAGTCCGTCTCGGGCTGTGCAGGTGTAACTTCGCCTTCAATATACTGCGGCGCGCCTTCGGCGAGAGGTGTCATCTGAGACGGCTCAAATGGTGGTGTCGGCCCGTCGGTTACAGTCAAGCCGTCAGCGCGGGCCGTGTCGGGCTGTACCGCCTCGGAATCTTGATTTTTGTTATAATCAATCAACCACATTTTTACGACGCACGGTTGTGCTTGTGCAATAAAGCCCAAAGTCTCGTCGCATTCCATGGGGTCGTGGGGGTCAAAGGTAATTTGCATTAGGTCGTCTCCTGTTTGGGTTAAAGTAATGGGTTTGAGGGGTGGGCAGGCATGTCATCTGGGACAGCCTGCCGAAACTGGTCGATTTGCATGAAGGCGCGATAAGCCGCGCGGGGGCATACACCGTCTCTGAAAACGGCTGCGATAAACTCAGCCTTGAGGAAACTTTGAAGCTCGTCGTTGGTTCCTGTTCTGACCCATCCATACGCTGCACCAGTCGTCATTCTAAAATGATCGAGGTTATAGCGCCGTCTACCGTTAACAAGAGGCGACACCTCTATCTGGTTGCTTTTGCAATTATAAGCGATGATGTGGTGTCGGATGTCCATGTGAGTTGCTCCTAACCTGTGTGTGTCTATTATCCACTACTACCCCGTCCCGCGCGGCTCGTCAATACCTATAATTGCCCTTTACTACCGTGTCGGGCGCGGCTAGTAATAGCGCATGACACTCACACTCCGACCATACCAGACACAACTGATCAACGACATCCGCGCCAAGTGGGACAGCGGGGCACAAAACGTGCTGGCGGTTATGCCAACCGGTGCTGGCAAGACCGTGACGTTTGCCGCGCTCAACGCAGATGGCGTGCGCTCTTGCACGATTGTTCACCGTCAAGAGCTGGTCGGCCAGATAAGCCGGACCTACGCAATGATGGGGACTTACCACAATATAATAGCGCCCCAGCCCGTGATCAATTTTTGCATTCGGTTGCACATCGCCGCCACAGGGCGTAATTTTTATGACCCGCGCGCATCGGTAAACGTGGCTGGTGTCGATACGCTGATCCGCCGGTTCAAGCCGGGCGATCCGTGGGCCAACGGGATACGGCGTTGGACGCTGGACGAAGCGCACCACGGGCGGCAGGAAAATAAATGGGGCACCGCCGCCGCGCTGTTCCCGAACGCCAAGGGGCTGGGCGTCACTGCGACGGCGTGCCGAGGCGATGGTAAATCCCTGCACGCTGACCAAGGCGGACTGTTTCACGATCTGGTCCAAGGTCCGGGAATGCGCGAACTGATCGACGCGGGCAGTCTGTGCGACTATCGCGTGTTTGCCCCTGAGTCTGGAATCAACGAGGCGCTTTTGCAGATCGGCAAAACAGGGGACTTCACTGCAAATTCAGCCAAGGCCGCGCAAAAGGTTGAACTGATCGGGGATGTGGTGGAAAGCTATCTGACACATATTCCGGGCAAGCAAGCGATTGTATTTGCGTCAGGGGTGCAGGACGCCAAGGACATCGCGGAACAATTCAGGGCGCGCGGCGTGCCTGCTACGGCGCTGGACGGCACAAATAACGACGGGCACAGGATGGAGCAAGTCGCGCGGTTTGAATCGGGCGAGACCCGCATTCTGACAAACGTTGATCTGTTCGGAGAGGGCTTTGACGTGCCAGCGTGTGAGGCTGTGATTATGGCCCGCCCGACTGCCAGCTTCGGCCTGTTCGTGCAACAGTTTGGCAGAGCGTTGCGACCGTTCGAGGGCAAGACCCACGGTGTGATAATCGACCACGTGGGCAACGTGGTGCGCATGGCGGCCAAGCACGGCCTGCCCGATACGCCGCGCACCTGGACGCTCTGGCAAGACGAGACGCGCAAAGCCAATGGCAACCCCGACGCGGTGCCGGTTAGGGTGTGCCCGGAATGCCTGCTGACGTATGAGGCGGTTGTATTCACCTGCCCACATTGTGGAGCGGCCCACGTCCCGGCCGGGCGGTCATCGCCGGATCAGGTAGACGGTGTGCTGTCCGAAATGTCGCTGGAACTGCTGGCAACGTTGAGGGCCGGAGCGGCAAAGATACAGGCCGCCGAGCCTGCCATACCTTACGGCGCGTCCGAGATTGTGGCGGCGGGCATCCGGGCGCGGCACAGGCGGAACCAAGCGGCACAGGCGTCTCTGTCCGATGCAATGCAGCGGTGGGGCGGGATGCGGCTGGCGGCGGGTGACTCGGATGGGGTCATGCAGGCACGGTTCATGCATCGGTTTGGGACGGATGTTATGAGCGCACAGGGGTTGTCCGAGCGGGCGGCGCTGGAATTGAGGGATGAAATAAATGTTGCACTTGGGTGACATTGAGTGTTTACATCAGTGAGCAAGTGGGACATACTGACAGTATGAAAAACGTAGAAAAAATGATTTTGTCTGCATATGTCCCTTATGTCACCACGTTGAGAAACGTGGCCCGAACGTGCGGGACCGACCACCATAGGGTAAAGCGAGTTCTTGAAAAGAACGGAATAGCAATCGTCAAGGGAAAGCTTGCGCCGTTTTCGGATCAGCATCGTGCCAAAATAGGCGCGGCAAGCAAAGGTCGGACTAGCTGGGCAAAAGGAAAGAAGATGCCGAAGTTGTCCCTTTACAAGAACATGGCCAGCCACCTTCGATTTAATGTTTCTGTTGAGTGGCTTTTGTCATTTGAAGATGTCGAAAAGCTTAAGTTTCTAAATCGTTCCATAACGTGTAGGGGCGGCAGGTTTAACCTAACAACCGAAGATTATAAAGCTTACGTTTTCAAGTTTTATAACGACGCTCAGTTCAACTGTATATATGAAAGGTGGTTACAATCAGAACAATGCAAATGGAAAAGACCGACGATAGACCACATTGATCCGCGCGCTAATGGCGGATGTAACAGATTGGACAACCTCCAATTCCTAACGTGGTTTGAAAACCGTGCAAAATGCGACATGACCCAGAAAGAATGGGACGCAGTTAAAGAAAATATGAAGGACTATTTAACATGAGCCAAGAAGGAGTCTTGGGTTTACGAGGGTCAGATTTGCGTCAGGGCGATTGCCTTGACGTGATGAAACATATCCCCGCCGCGTCGGTGGATATGGTCCTCGTAGACCCTCCGTAGCTGTATGGCACGACCGCCTGCAAATGGGATTCAGTCATCCCGTTTGAGCCTATGTGGGTGCAACTCAAACGGATCGTGAAGCCGAACGGGGCGATTGTGCTGATGGCATCGCAGCCGTTCACGTCGGCTTTGATTATGTCGAATGTGAAACAATACAAGGCAACATGGTATTGGAAAAAAGAACGCGGGACAAATTTTGTGCAAGCTAAAAGATACCCGATGAGGGTTATCGAAGATTGCTTAGTTTTTTGTTACGGAACCCCAAATTATAATCCTAAAATGAGGGACGTTAAGCCTTATTCGCACGTTATGCCAAAAACTTCAAACGGCGCGTCTCAACATATGGACAGCAAAAGTGTTGACGAAAACGGGGAAAGAATTGTTAAGCAATACAGCCAAGCTTATCCAATAAATGTCTTAGAAATAGCGCGTGACAACATGTCAAAAGGCAAGTCACTACACCCCACCCAAAAGCCCGTCGCCCTGATGGAATACCTGATCCGCACCTACACCAACCCCGGCGAGACGGTTTTGGACTTCACAATGGGGTCAGGCACAACCGGCGTTGCAGCGGCCAACACCGGGCGGCGCTTTATCGGCATTGAAATGGACGCGGATTACTTCACCGTCGCACAAGCCCGTATCCAGAAGGCACAGGCCGACGCGATAACCAATAAAATGAGAGAGGCGTTGAAATGATCTACACCATCGGACATGAAGAAACCTATGACAAAGCTCTAATTTCCATGAGTAAAGACTTTTGCAAACTTGGACATACTGACAACTTGTACGGATCGGGCGAAGAATACCAAGGCGGATCAGTTTGGGAACTTGCGTCAGACGCAATGGAATATCTCAAAGCAAACATGCCACGTTTGTCAGCCCATGCCGTTTTTGCCGTCGATGCGGATTGGGAAAACGGCGACACCTTGCAAATAGGCAATGAACCGTTTCGTAGATTGCGAGTTACGTCTCAAATATTGCACAAGTGCCCTCGTGGGGTGCTATGATACCTGGAAAAACCATCATCGGCGGGACGTCGGCGGAACACGCAAGGCATGCGTCGGACTTTTATGAGACGCCGCAGGAACGCACTGTTGCGCTGTTGCGCGCTTGGCCGGTGTTTGGGGCGCACGGCCACGCAGTGTGCAGCACTGACCTTCGCCACACGGGTTACGGCACTGGCGGCGTGGACATGCTGGCAACCATGCCTCGGCCTTGCGGCACAGTCATCACCAATCCGCCCTTTGCGCTGGCGGTTGAGTTCATCCGATATATCAGGGCCATGAACGTGCCTTTTGCCTTGTTGCTGAAGGGCACATTCTGGCACGCAAAGAACCGCCACGCGCTGTTCCTTGAAACGGGTCCGGCAGCGGTCATGCCGGTGCTGTGGCGGCCAAACATGGCCCCGGATCGCGGCAAGTCGCCAACGATGGAATTTTGCTGGACAGTCTGGGATGCATCACCCGCGCCTCAGTGTCATTACACACCTTTGGAAAGGCCGAATTTATGAACCGCACAGACATCCTGGACGCAGCGCGACAGGCCGTCACGGTCGATAGGGCCGCCACGCATGGCGATCTTGAAGACTCTTTCGGATTGGTAGCGGCATACTGGTCGTCGCACCTTGGAACGCCTGTCAGCCGATCTGACGTGGCAGTGATGATGGTCCAACTCAAACTGGCCCGGATCAAGACGAGCCCGGAACACGCGGACCATTGGGTGGACGTAGCGGGCTACGCGGCCTGCGGTGGTGAGGTGGCCGTAAAATGATGCCCCTGCCCAGCATTTACTACAACGATAACTGCCCTCAGGTCTGCGCGTGGGTCCGTCAGTTGATGTTTGATGGGTTGATCCCCTACGGCGTGGTCGATTCCCGGTCGATCCTTGATGTGCAGCCCGCCGACCTGGAAGGCTTCACGCAATGCCATTTCTTTTGCGGGGTTGCCGGATGGGCATATGCGCTCAAGCTGGCGGGATGGCCTGCCACGCGCCCGGTCTGGACCGGATCGCCCCCTTGTCAGCCGTTTAGCGCGGCGGGAAAATTGGAAGGAAAAGACGATGCACGACACCTCGGCCCCAAATTTGTCAGCTTGGTCGGGCTTGCCGCCCCCCTGTGCTGTTTGGCGAACAAGTCGCAAGCGCGGCTGTGTTCGGAAAGTCTGCAACGCGCGTTGGAGGCGAACCTGAGTGGGCCTGGCTCGACGATCTATCAGACCGTCTGGAAGCCGCACGTTACGCCGTTGGGGCGTCAGATATACCGGCTGCGGGCGTCGGGGCGCCGCACATCCGACAGCGAACATTCTTTGGTGCCGTCCGGCTGGCGGACTCCAATGGCGGAGGACACAATAGAACGGAAAAGTGTGGGCTACATCGAAAGACGAAAGACCCTGAAATTTCCAATAACGACATCAATGGAAGCGGTATGGCAACTGAGCGGCTGGCCGACGCCGAACGCGGTGAACGGGGATTCAGGGGCTTACAAAGATTTCGACAAGCTGATGGCGCGGAAAGCTGCGGGGCGTCAGACAAACCTGCAAGAAATTGTGATGGTGGCGGGATGGCCGACGCCAATGGCAGGGACGCCTGCCCAGAACGGCAACAACGAAGCGGGCAACAACGACTCAAGCCGCAAGACGGTGGCCCTGAGCGGCTGGCCGACGCCGACGAGCCGGGATCACAAGGACGGCAAGGAATGCCCCAACGTCCCGTTGAACGCGCTGCTGGGCAGGGTGGTATGGCTGACGGCCAATCCCCAGGCAGCACGGATCACGGCGGATGGGACGATGTTGACTGGCTGTTCTGCCGCGATGGAAAGTGGCGGCCAGTTAAATCCAGCGTTCAGCGCATGGCTGATGGGCTTCCCGGAAGCGTGGTGCCATGCGGCGATTTCGTGCCAGCTTCCAGCCCGCTTGCGCAAAGCACCAAAGAAGCCCGTCGTGTGATGCGGCTGCGCGGGTATGGCAACGCAATCGTGCCGCAAGCTGCCGCGCTGTTTATCCGCGCGTTTGACGCGGTATTGACACCGCAGGCAATTGATGGCAATAGTAACCCGAAGGAGTCTAACCGATGCCAAAACGAGTGAGAATGTCACCGGAAGGTCGGCGCGAGGTGATCCTGCGGGCCGCAGTTTTCCTGACGCGCGAAGCCGACGGGTGTCTGGACTCATGGTCGCGTCAGGACGTGGCCAACAAATGCGTGCCGCCGACAAGTCCCGAGACCGTGAAGCATTATTTTTTGATGCCTGATCTGCGCGATGCCGTGCGGGCGCTGCTGAATAAGTAAAGCCCCGTCCGGTTTAAGGGACGGGGCTTGCCATGCGAGGTGCAGGGCTGTAGGGTGCATTTGTCACAACGCTGAGCCTTAGGTAACATGACGCGCGTTCCAGCGCAAGGCTTGGCCCATATAAGGGCTTTTTCATGACTGACATCAAAGCAATCGAGACACGATACGCAGGCTACCGATTTCGGAGCCGCCTTGAGGCGAGGTGGGCCGTCTTCTTTGATGCGTGCAACTACAACTGGGAGTATGAGCCGGAAGGTTTTGACCTTGGCGGGGGCGTGTATTACCTACCTGATTTTAAGATTCACGGAAAAGACGAAAACGGAGATTTTTAATATTTTCTGGATCGAGGTCAAACCTGAAGGAGTCATTCTTTCTGAAACAGAAGCAAAAAAGATATCCGCGTTTGAAAACCTTGTCTGGGATAGCAGTATTTGCCGAGGATACGGCGATTTTATTAAACTGACAGGCACACCCGCTGACAAGTTATATGATGGCACACTTGAATTCAGGGGCAGCGAGGCAAAAGAACAATGGGCAATGGACCCGTCTTATAGAGGACGACCTTCGTTTCACGAAAATTGGGAAG